GGAGCACCCTGGCCACCTTGACAATGACGCCCGCGACAACCTGCGGCGCTCCTGGGATGCGATGCATGGACAGGTTAGCAACGCGCACCGGGTAGCCATCCTCGAGGAGGGAATGCAGCTTAAACCCTTTGCCAGCTCTAACAAGGATGCCGAATTCAACGATACGCGGCAGCTCGAAGTTAGGAACATCGCCAGCTGGTTCGGTATTCCGCCTCACATGCTGGCCGACAATACCAGGACCAGCTACAACAGCCTCGAAAGCGAGAATCAGGCATACCTGGACAGCTCGTTAGATCCCTGGCTGGTGACGTGGGAAACAGAGTGCAGGGCTAAGCTCCTGACAGTCAGCCAGCAACAGCGTGATACGCATTTTGTAGAGTTTAACCGCAACGCCCTGGTAAGGGCTAACATGGAAGCCCGGGGCGCGTATTACAATCTCGCCATCCAGGGCGGCTGGATGAGCCGCGACGAGATCCGCGGCCGCGAGAACCTGAACCCGATACCGGGCGAAGGCGGATCTACGTTCATGGTGCCGCTCAACATGGGGCCGGCCTCGGTGGCGCCGGTGGCTGACCAGGAGGGGGAAGACCTGGGCGCCCGGGAGGCCCTCGGGGTTATCCTCAAGGATACTCTCCAGCGTATGGCGAAACGCATCTGCACCAGGCATGAGAAGGCCGCGAAGAAGCCGGCCGAGCTCGATGCATGGTTTGCCGGCGGCATTATCGATGAGAGCCGGGCGGTGGTTCTCGACGCGCTGACGCCTGCCCTCGACGCCCTCGAGGTGCCCGGGAACCGCTCCAGCCTGATGCTGGAATTTTTCTATAGTATGAAAGATGCGCTAAAGGGCGCAGAGACGAACAGACAACAGATTATCAGCGACATCAGCGAGGAGCTGGCCAGGCGCTGGATGGGAGAACAGAACAATGGAAGCTGAAAGACGCTATCAGCCGGCCGGGGAAGACCTCGAGATCCGAGCTGACCTTAACGGGAATATTTCAGGCTACGCGGCGGTCTTCTATACGGGCGAGGCCAATACTGAATTTGGGCTCTGGGAGGGCGCCCGGGAGCGTATAGCACCTGGAGCCTTCCAGCGGGCTATTTCCGAACGTGATGATGCCAGGGCGCTCTTCAACCATGAGCCTGACAAGCTGCTCGGCCGCGTGAGCGCGGGCACCCTGCGCCTCGAGGAAGATGGGCGCGGGCTNCANTACTCNATCAACCTGGGNAATACGTCGATTGCCAAAGACGTTAAAGAGATGATCGGCCGGGGCGACCTGACCGGCAGCTCTTTTTCGTTCAAGGTGACGGAAGAAGAATGGACCGAGGAAGACGGCACCCAGATCCGAAATATTAAAGGGGTGCAGCTGTTCGATGTGGGCCCTGTTACCTTCCCGGCCTATGACGCCAGCACCGTAAAAAGCCGGGATATTCAAGGTGCCAAAGATTCGCAGCAAGACCACGAACGAGAAAAACTCAAAAAACGCATAAATGACCGCATCGATGAGCTTGCAGGCGAGAATGAGCCCGAGGGGGCTGCTGAGGAGGCCGAGAAGCCCTCCTGAGCGACGTTTAAAGAGTCTTTGAGGCGTTATAGCTACAGGAATAGGGCTTTTCTAAGGGGCATATAGAGCCTCTTGACAGTGAAAACCCCAAAGCTATAATTCTTGTAGTTATTTTATAAACTCCAAGCCGGCGGTCTAATCCGCCAGGTCAGCGAACCCTAACGATCCAATTCGCTTGAAGGGCCGCATTGAAACCCCAAAGTTTCAGCGGCTCTTTTTTTGTGCCGCTGGGAAGGACAAAACCCAATGAGCATCAAAGCTATGAAAGAAGAGCGCTTCGAGATCTTCAAAAGACTCGAGGAGCTCAGGACGACGGCCAACGACGCCGAACACAAATGGTCCGATGAGGATGAATCTAACTGGACCAGCTGTAATGGCGATTATGATCGCCTGAGCAGAAGCATCGAAATCACAGAGCGCACCGAGGAGCTCGAGCAGAAGCTAGGCCAGCAGAGTGAGAAGCGGGAGCTCTTCCGCGCCGAGCTGCCCGAGGCTGTGCGAGATGCTGCCCCTAGTCGAGAAGAAAGAGACGACGCGCTACAGGGCTGGGCCCGGGCTCAGATGGGCCTGGACCTCGAGGAGCGCCATCAGCTGGCCTGCCGCAAGTGCGGAGTAAACCCTAAAAAGGAATATTACTCTACCCAGCTTTACCGGGGCAACTATGACACTATGCGCCGCGAGATGCGGGCGCAGAGCGTCGGCAGCGCTACAGCCGGCGGCGACCTGGTGCCCGAGGGTTTTGTATATGAGCTCGAGCGGGCCCTCCTGGCCTATGGTGGAATGAGACAGGTTTCCTCTACCATAAGAACAGATTCCGGCGCGGATTTGCCATGGCCTACCGTAAATGATACGGGCAACACCGGCGCCATCCTGGCCGAGAANACCCAGGTATCTGAGCAGGATGTAACCTTTGGCTCTGTAACGTTCGGAGCTTTTAAGTATACCTCCAAGCTGGTGTTGGTTTCTGAGGAGCTGATGCAAGATTCAGCGTTTAACCTCACCAGCGAGCTCGGCTCACTCCTGGGCGAGCGCATTGCTCGAATTCTGAACGAAAATTTCACCACGGGATCTGGCTCAGGCCAGCCTAATGGCGTAATCACAGCAGCCTCAAGCGGCAAAACGGCCGCGTCGGCCTCGGCTATTACAGCCGGCGAGATCATCGACCTGTTTCATAGTGTTGATCCTTCTTACCGCGATGGCGCTTCAAGCGTCTGGATGTGCAATGATTCGACGGTGGCGGCGATCCGCAAGCTGACCGACGACCAGGGACAGTTCCTCTGGCAGGCCGGGATGCAGGCGGGGATACCTGACCGCCTCTATGGTCGCGCTGTGGTGGTCAATCAAATCATGCAGGACATCGGGGCGTCTGAATATCCCCTGATTTTTGGTGACTTCTCTCTTTATAAGATTAGAGACGTCGCTGGCGTAAGGCTCTACCGCATGAACGAGCGCTACCGGGACTATGACCAAACGGGCTTCGTTATTTTCAGCCGCCATGACGGAAATCTCCTGAACGCAGGCACCAACCCGGTCAAGTACCTGACGATGGCAGCTTCATAATGAAGGTGTCGCTATTAGTTAGTCGAGCAGGGCCGACGTTTAGCCAGAAGAAGGGCGATATTGTTGACGTTTCCGCCGATGAGGGGAAACGGCTCATCGCCGCTGGCCAAGCGCAGGCAGTTAAGGGAGGCGGCGCGAAGAGCGCCGCCTCCTCTTCTTCCAAACCTAAGAAGAAGAAGGCAACCGAATGAAAATCAAGCTCCTCGTAAACTTCCGCACCGAAACCGAAAAGCATTGTTGCGGTGACGTCATCGAGGTGTCAAAGAAGGTAGGGCAGCGCCTGGTCGATATCGGCCAGGCGGTGCCAGCTGCCGGCGGCAAAAAGGAAGCGGCCGCCCTGGAACCTGACACCGAAAACGCCGCAGAAGACGCACCGGAAAAGAGGTGATCTATGGGCTTGGCTGTAGTCACGCCACCGACAGAAGAACCTCTGACCCTGGCGGAATTAAAAGAACACCTGAGAATTGAGACCGCCGATGATAACGACTACATCACGGCGTTAGGCATCAGCGGCCGCGAGTGGTGCGAGGGTTTCTGCAATCGGCAGTTCGTCACGGCCACCTATGACTGGAGCGTAGATAAGTTCTCGAGCTCTTTTCTTCTACCTAAGCCCGAGCTGCAAAGCGTCACCACGGTGAAATATATCGACACCGATGGCGCAACGCAGACAGTCTCAAGCTCGGTCTACGATGTAGATATAGACCAGGAGCCGGGGCGCCTGCGCCTGGCATATTCGCAGAGCTGGCCATCTGACCGGCGCTCGACACCTAACAGCGTGATCATCAGGTTCGTGGCCGGCTACGGCGACGCCGACGCGGTGCCCGAGACCATCAAGGCCGCCATCAAGCTGCTGGTGGGGCATCTGTATGAGCACCGGGAGGCCGTCACGCTCGGGCACCTGTCGCGGAGCCTGCAATACGGCCTCGAGCGGCTGTTGTGGCCTTACAAAATGGCGGAGGTGTGATGCTCATTGGGCGGCTACGTCATCGGATCACATTTCAGAATGAAACCCTCGTAGATGATGGGCAGGGC